TAGTTTTGCTTTTTTCATAAGAAGGTCTGAGTATTTTGCATACTTACCTTCTGTTACTTCACCCATTTTTAAAGGTTTTTTCTTTTGACTGTAGTAATCTTTAAGGAATTCTTTTGCTTGTTGCAGTGAAACAGGATATTCTTTTGCAATTTCTTTTGCTGTCATACCTTGTGAAATGTCTAGGAATAAGTCACTCATTTTACTTTCTTTAACCGACTCTTTTTTAATTGCGTATTTCTTTTGCAATGCTTCCATTTCTTTCTTTTCTTTTTTGAAAGCAGGTGAACCATATGGTAAGTCCATAAGTCTGTTCATGTGTGTAAGAATTTGCGTTCTTACTTTCTCTGGCATTTTAGTATTCATTTCATGGACAGTTTCTTCTTTCATACCCATAACTTTTTGTGCAAGTTTGACTAGAGTTTGAATATTAGACGCTTCCATTTTCTTTTTGTTGTTATCGTTTACTGCGTCATAGGCCTTTACAATAACACTTGCAGTGAACATGTCTAACATGACTCCACCGACTTTGGCTGCACCTTTATCTGAGACAATCTTTTGGATTGCAGGCATTAAATTCTTTTCGTTTAAAAGTTCTTCTGATAATTCGTTGACTTCAAAGTTAACTACGGATTCGTTTGCATACTGTAATGCTTTCTGAACGTCTTTGTTCTTTAACATTGCCTTTCCATAAAACTTTGCAATTTCTTTTCTTGCAACTGTATCAGCACCACTTAAGTCAAGTGCAACTTCTACTGCTTTTTTGACGTTTGCATCTGATACTTTGTTCTTTCTAAAATATTGTGTAACATCTGAACCAGTAAGTTTCATTTTACCGTATGGGCCAAGTGCGTTAACTTTACCGTCTTTATCTAAGACTTTAGATTCTTTTAAATCTTGAAATATATTTCCTTTAAAATGCATTTTATGCTCCGTATACTCCGAGAAGGGCGACTAACTCTTCATCTGTTGAATGTTTTTTTACGATAGAATATATTTCATCTCTTACGTAAGTGTCTAATCTACCCCAAATCTTATCAAATACTTTTAAGTCTTTTTTACTGATAGCTTTAGGTTCTCCTTCACCGTCTTGAACTACTTCAATACCCTTCTTTAACATATCAGAAATCTGTCTGACTTCTATATACTGTAAATCAGACTTCTTTTCTGAAGCTTCTAATTTTTTAAGGTCACCGATAACTTTGTTATTGAACTTCATTTTTGACTTTACCATACCTTCGGTAAGTTCACTCTCATCAAGTTTCGGTGTTTGGTACTTTCCCACAGGAGATTTCTCTGTGTTGCGTGATTCGTTTTTGCCTTTCCAATTTTTGTCTATGTAGTCATAGAATTCTTTTTCTTTGTCACCTTTAAGTTCTGCTGGTGATGTCACACCAAACTTTTTAAGAACTGAGTTAAAGAAATCTTTATACTCTTGACCTTCCACTACTATGTTAGTAGCTGCGTCAATTAAAGACTGTGGTAATGATTGTATGCTCATTGTACTAATTCTCCCTTTTCAAAATAATTAAAAAGCATTGTTTTTTTATCTTCTGTTAGTTCCAATGATTTCGCTAAACGTCCTAACATGTTCTTCTCAAGAAGTTTGTTGTCTGCATCGGCTTGTGATTCTTGAGTTTCCTCTTCGATTGATTCGTCAAAGTCTGTTAGTAACATTAAATCTATTTCTTCCGAAACGATTTCGTCCTGTGTCTTTTCGACTACAGGCGCTTTGATTTCTTCTTTAATGAAAGAACGAACCTTCGCTAGTTCTTCTTTCCAATTTTCTGATTTATAACTCATAGTACCTTTATTTATATAAACTCAACTTTAAGAATAAGTTTTGAGCTTAGTTTCTCCCTGTTTATTATTTTGTATGTGAGTTTATCTGGCAGATAAAAGTTATAACCAACTGTTAATCTGTTCGGATATTCACCGTCTGCATATTGTATAGACCAACCATCGCCAGATAAGACATAAATTTTGTCTTTTCTAGTAGTTTGTATCCAATCCGTATCTGAATCGTATGTCCTTATGACATATGTCTGTCGAGTACCATGCTTCTCTTGCTGTTCCTCATAGACCATGACCGCTTACTCCATTATATTATTCTAACCGTAACCATGTTATTTTGACATTACCTTATGTTTCTTAAGTAATGCTTTATATTTAGCAGAAGCAGCTTTGAATACTTTACCTCGTCTTTCGTACTCTTTTCTTTGAGAAGAACCGTCTTTACCCATAGGAACAAATACACCCGACCATGTAGAATCGTATTCTTTTTTTGCAGCTATGATTTCTTTCTGAATGTTATCTGGCAACTCTCTTGCCTTAGTCATATCAAGCATTTCTAATACAGCATTACCTTCTATTATGGTGTTCTTAGGGTAAGACTTCTTGATATATCTGATAATCTCTTGAACTCGTCTGCTATCAACAACACCAAAGATTCTGAACTTAGAACCCTGTCTCTTTAGAACGACTTGAGCACCCATACCAGTTGTTTCGAGTTTGTCTCCAACTGATTTAACGGTTTTACCGTCCATGTCTTTACCGTCATAGAATGCATCTATAACTTTCTTGTCTTTAGGGGATAATGCTTCTTTTAACTCTTCAAATGATTCTTTGATAGGAGTAACTTTTATTGCTTCGTTGTATGGATAACCCTTTAAAGGATTTTGGAAAACTGCACCAAATTGTTTTTTAGTCCTGTCTTTTGCTTCGTGAACTGCTTTTTCTCGTTCTTTAATGAACTTTTCAACTGTTTGGCCAGGCGTATCTTCACAGTAGGATGCTCTGATTTCATCAGTTCCTATTTCCAATACTCCATTATCTGTTTTGTTTCCAGTCATACTATTATTTATCCCTTTTTATCCTTTGACTTTTGCGGCCAAATCTTTGTCTGCACCACCCCAAGTTCCTTTACCTTTGGTAATAAAGGAGTTGACTCTTGCGAATGCCCATTGAGGTGCTGTAGCTCCAGGCCTGTGTCCTGTTTTATAAGCTGCAAGTCCTCTGTTATAAACTTGTTTTAAAATACCAAGTGGTATTCCACTTTTTTCTGCTTTGTTCTTAAGACCTTTATCAGTGTCTGCATCTTCTCCGAACATTGCTTTAAACTTTTGAGTGTGTTTTGAAGGTTTTGTCTTTGCGTCTGAATCGCCTGGAGCTGGGCCAGTTTTACCCTTCTTGAAGTGTGCGTCTCTTTTCTCTTTGGTTTTTTTGTCTAGACCACTATAATACTTTTGGGGTTGTGTTCCGTCTTTATCCTTTACATCGGGGTCTTGTCTAACTTCACTTATGGGAACACAGTTTGGTACTTGTTTACCATTCTTCATTTTAAATCCCTTCTGTACATATCCGTCCCAACATGCTTCTTCAAGATTGTCTTCTTCTAAACCTACTTCTTGTTTAAGGAATAGTCTTCCCTTATCTTGCATCTTTGCGGAGACTTTAACCTTGAGACCTGCTGTTCTAGCTAAAGTATTAATTAAAGATACACCTGCTTCTGCATTCTTTTTAATTGTAATTTGCAGTTGATTTTCTATTTTTTTAACAACACTACCAATGATAGTAAACTGGTCTGCTACCAACTTTCCTTCTTCTACAGAATCTGATAAAAATTTAGAGTCTTCGATATCGGGTAGTGTATCTTCTGATTGAGATGCAAGTTGTTCTCTCTCTTTTTCTGCTTCGTCTTTTTTACCCTGTCTATCGTTTTCTCTTTCGTGTTTTGCTTTGAGAGTTTCTACCTCGTCCTCGTGTCTTCGTTTGAGATTTTCTGATTCTCTTGCTTGGTCAGCTTTAAGTTTTGCCATTTGTTCTGGCCCTTCTACTAACCATTCAGATTGTTTATATGTTTTAGTATGTCTCATAGTAGTATTTAGGACTTCTTCTTAAGAAGTTCGTTCTCTCTCCATTTAATTGACATTTTGTTACTTGGGAATTTACTTGTCCAAGTTAACAACTTGCTGTATACTTTATCTGTTTTTTTCTGTAAAGACTTAACATCATCATCGTTAGCAATTTCCATAAAGTTTTTACCAAACAATGCTCTAAAATACTGTGCGTTTTTTTGTGCATTATCCCAGTCACCCTTTACAATTTCGGGTGGTAGTTTTCTTGCTCTCATTGCATTTCTTTTTTGTGCGTTCTCTAGGTTTGCGTTTACGAATATCATTTTGTATTCATACCCTAGTTTATCTAACATGTCTTTATAACTTTTGATTTTACTTGACTTGGCACTTGTCGTATCGAATATTAAGCCTAACCTACCTAGTAGGTATCTGTCAAGTGCATTACCTGTAAGTTTCTTTGCTTTTGCACGAATAGGGTCTACCTTATCAAAGTCAGCACCACGCAAATCTAATCCTAAACCAGCTTTCTTTAATCCGTTTTCAAATGCTTTATCTGTGTTTACAAGTTTGAGACCTAGTGGTTTAAGTGCAAGTCTATCTACGACTGTTGACTTACCACTTCCTGGCCCACCCATTAGGAATACTGCTTTGAAGATTCCTTGGTCATAAACACCTTCTGTAATTAAGTCTTCTCTGATATACCATGGTACAGTTTCTTCTTTGATACCCATACCAGTTCTTACGTCTTTATAAAGTGATTGTGCCATTCGTTTGTTTTTACTTGGAACACCGTCTGCAAATGATTCAAAATCATCTTCTGAAGCAAGTTGTCTCATTTTACTAGCACTCATTCCACTTACGTCATCTGCATCGGGGTCTCTTTCGCCAGCAGATATGATATCAATGGAATTGAATTTATAGAAACCGTGTTTACCTTTCTGTCCGTTATACTTATTAATAAGAATTTCAAACTCTTTAACTCTGTCTGACCCCACAACCATACGCACGTTTGTGAATCCTTTGTTATGTAAGTCTGTTACTATTTCAAAGATAGTTCTTGCTGGTGTATTGATAACACCTATTTTAGGGAAGAACTTTTTAAGGTATGTGATTTTTTGTTTGTAACTAAGTGGATTCTTTTTAGGGTCACTTGAATGTGAAGTATAAATCAAAGGCACATAACCACCACTAGTAGTTTTTTCTAACTTTTTAACTAGTTTAGCATGTCCAGTTGTTGGTGGATTGAAACGTCCAAAAGTAAAGGTAGCACCTTTTTCTTTTGCTTCATTGAAACTTCTAAATGTTTTCATCAAATCCCTCATTCATAAACTGACCAAATGATACGGGTTTATAACTATCGTCAACGGGTGCGTTTGCTCTCCATTGCCAACATGACCAAAAGTTTGCTTTCCATTTTGGGCCTGGGTCTGTATCGCAATTCATTCTAGAACGATATGCTTTTAACCTCTTAGGGTCATCACGTTTGATTTCCATATTAGGGTCGCCAAACTCAACTTTAACAATGTTATTTTTATCGTTTTTAACGTAGACTCTGAACTTCTTTTTACTACCTGTAGGTAGTCTAATAGGGTCATTTAGTTTGACCTTCTTACCTTGATACTCAGCTTCTTCTATAATTAGTTCATACATATCTTTATTTATCCCAATTCTTTTGTGCGGTAAAATTATTATACGCAAATTCCATACGGTCTACAAGTTTAACTGCACCACCTTCTTTGTCTATTGCAACATATCCTTCGGGATTGACTACCTCAAACCCTTTATCTGTTTTAGCAAAGGTTCCAATACTTTTAACTCTGTTGAGAGCTACAATAATAATTTGTTTACCTTCTACCAAAGATGATTGAAATACCGTTAAGTTATCAATCATTTTTCTTAGACCGTTGAGTTCTTTTAAGAGGTCATTCATAATCTCTCTTTTTATTTCTTTAGTCTTTTCTTGTTTAACCTTAGCAATCATTTTGTCATTCCAATATGATTCAACATGATTGAGATAATCTTGAGTATTGGGATTGAATTTTTGATTACGTATTAGAGTGTTTACGTATGTTTTGTACATAGAACCAGCAGCGCCTTTAGCGTCCATGGTTTCTTGGACTTTCATAAACTTAGAAAGGTCTTTCTTCTTGATACCGTGGAATGCTTTACCAGTTGTTTGTAATACTTTAGATAACGATACTGCTTCTTTAGCAGTCATTGAACCTGTTCCACTAACGTCTTTATAGGTTGCATCGTCCATCCAAACGTCACCCTGCTTTAGACTTTTGATGTTTGCACCAAATGAAGCACCTAGTCCCTCAATTGTAGAACCAGTGTATGTGGTATGAAAAACAATTCCCATTTTAGATTTAGCAACTGCTTTACCTAAGTCTGAGTCTTCTTTGACTGCATAGAAAATTGTGTTTGGTTGGAAGGTAATGTATTTACCGTCATCAAACTTTTTACTACCTCTATCATTGGTGTACATTAAGTCACCCTGTAGGATTTCTTTCATTCCTACTTTTGATAGGTATTTAAATGAAGTTAAAAACTTTTCTTCTAATTGACCTTTTAATTCGTCTGCGTCTTTAATCTGTTGTTCAGAAGTATAGAATTTAGGTTCTTTGTTGAACAGTGATTTCTTTGCTACAAAGAATTCATTAGTTTCGGGGTGAGGCCCGCAAAATATTGCTGGAGCACCGTCCCATTTCACTGTCATATTGACTCTAGAGGTACTAGAACCTTTGAGCATTTTGCGTAGTTCGATTAGAAAATAGATAGCAGAACGTCCGCCATCAATACCATTATTGATAATCTCGTCTTCTAAATGTTCTAAATGTAAATTTTTAACTGCCATAATAGTAGATTATACACCCTTTGAATGTGTTTGTCTACTATTTATGATTTCTGTAACGGTGTGGAATGCAGTTGGGCTTCAATTTTATTTATAGCATTTCCGAGGCGTTGCACCTCAGTTTCATCTTTTTCCTTTCTAGCAATTCTTAATTGTTTTTTTAAACCCACTTTGTGGTGTATTAATTCAATTACTTCTTGCGACTTTAGATTCTTTGCCATAATAATACCATACTGATAATACTATTTAGGTATTTTCCTACTTTAACTGAGGATATTTATGTACAGTTTTGATTGTTCCTATCGTTTTATCTGTACCGTATATCCTTTGGATTCCATGTTGCGTAAATTTTCCGTC